TCTTAGAATCGGCTTTGATCGATTCGCTCAAGCCATTCCACGCGCCTTCCGCCGAAGCGATAGCTATCTCTTGCTCAGTTTCCTGCGCGGAGAACTGCATTTGTAACTTGAAGTCCTCTTGGTCCCTTATACGCCGTTCTTTTTCCTGCGAGAAGGCCTGTTTTGCATGGAAATATTTACCAATCGCCCCAATACCAGAGCCGATCAGACCGAATAACCCGCCAGACGCGACACTCGCACCAAACCCAAAAATCTCACTTAAAAATTCCATATCAAGCCCCCGGCAGAACTGGCCGCTTCCCGTTTAGTGCAATGATTCCCGCCCACGCTTCGCGGCCTGATTTAGTTGCCCAAAGTCTAGGCGGCGTCCGTCGATCACAATGGAGGAACGAGCCGTAGAAGCCGAAGGAAGTGAAACCGGATTCCCTTGCCGCCAAGAGTAATTTCCTTCTTTCAAGGCCTCTTGTGCTAATGTCCCACGCGATTTTGAGATGTTGCGAGAGAAGCGCACCCCCAACCGCCCGATTATGAGAACGGCACCGATGACCAGAATTGACCCTAATAGGGCCATCGACAAGAGTACGTATGCGCTGCAAACCGTCAAGATACGCTGGATCAAACCAGAACTCGCCACAACAGGGACACGCCAAATTCGGCTCATCCGGCGAAAAGTTGGGCCAACGCGAAGCTTCCCAAGGAACCGTCGAAATATCATAAATCATTCTTCCGCCGGGGCTACATCCGGCCAACCCGATTCAAGGTCGTATGCGGAAACATCAGCGTAAGTCGAAAGAGCGTCAATTGCGGCCTTGTGAGTCCGAGCCGCCAAATGACATGTGTTGACATGAGCCATTACAGCCAATCCAACGGAGGCTTTAAAGGTATCGGCGTCCATCAAAACGTCCGTATCGTCCCGCATTCGCCACGCAATATGAGTTCCGGTGCCGTCGAGGTTTAGGGTTCCATCGGCGTTCAGGGGGAGGGGGAGAGCCGCGCCGATCCCAGCAACGACACCGGAGATGTTATCACGAGACGCCTGATCCGTTTGAAGGACATAATCGGTCGCATCAATCGTGATTGTAATCCCTGCGTTAATTTTGGAGTCACGCATTCCATTTACGCGATCCCTTAAAGCCGCTTGCGGTTTTGTGTAATCGATTTCCGAAGTTGCGTAAGTGATTTTTACACGATCATCGTTCCCCATGATGGTTGATTCTATGGAAGAACCTTTTTCATGCCCTTCCGTGACGGAAGTAACGTCATCAATTTTGCACAAGCCTTCCGCCCGCAATTGAGCATCCGTCCAAAGTTGCCAAACTTGACGAGGGTGGACCACATTGCCGACCTTGACTTGCTTGGGGCGCTGGAATGTTTCCTTGAGCGGCAAATCATACGAGCCGTTATTTTCTTCAGTCAGGATTCCATACATTTTTTTCGCCCATGCCAATAGTTGAAAATTCTTCGAATGCAGTAAGTCCGGGCTACCGAGACAACGGTAAATATAGCACTCAAGCCCATTGACTCAAAGAGTGATATTTTTAGCCCGAAAAGCGGTAGAGCAACCATAGCCGTAATTACAGCCAAAATATAGCCAGAACTTACATTTATGATCGCCTCCCATAAGGATTGTAACTTCGTTTGCATTATTTCAGCATTCCCGGAGTCACGATTTGCCGCGCTACTTCACCATATTCCTCATGGAAATCTATTCGCCGCATGTCTCGCGGCGTCCGATACCCTAATCCGTAAGCATAAGCATCCGCCGGGGCCAAAATCCTTACGCTTTCTACCTTGCAGCCATTATGATCCTTAACGCTTTCGTGGTGGACATGCCCCGTATAAACGACCCTATGAATCGAAGCACCCCAATCCTCCGGAACGTCCGAAGCCATCAAAAGCGGCAGCTTGTCCATTTTTACCCTATCTCCATGGTGCGTCCCAATTAGCACCTTCCCAAATCGAAAGTAATGGAACATCTTGGGAGACCTATCTACCGATACCCGCTTTTCCTTCTCATACAAGGCCGTCAAGGCCTCTCGTAAAAACACCATGGATGCTGGGTCATGATTCCCAGACACGACTATCACACGGACATCCTCATGGCTCTCAAGGGCCTTTTGAATTGCGTATCGGACTGCCCGAATGGCCGCCCGGACAATTCGCGGGAATCTAGTGTCGGCGTCTAAGATATGCTTATGTTTCGGGGTAACCGACTCATAGGAATCGTAATGCAAGAAATCGCCTAACAAGATTATTAAACCCGTCTTTGATTTTGGGGCGGATTCAGTCAAATAATTAAAAGCGGAATTCAAGAGCCTTTCCGCTTCTTGTGTGTCGTAATCTTCTTCCGCCTCTTCATGCCACGCATACATCCCAATATGGTGATCCCCTACGGGGTAAACGGACATCAAGCTCTCATTGGTCCGCTTGGGTTTCCTTACTGGTTTGACTGGCTTTATATCCTCACAGAGAACCTTAACAGCCTCTTGCATGGCAGCATAAAGCTGTTCGTCCTCAATTTTTGTTTTGACCCACTTTGCAGATATATTCCCGTCTGAATCATAAAGAATTGAGGTTCCACGAACTGAATAGCCTTCCGGGGCGCGTTGGAGTTTCTCTTCGCGTGGGGCGTATCCATTTCTTGCCGCCCGCCGCTTCATTCTTCTTACGGCGTCTTGGAGAGTCCTGTAATGAGCGCCTATGGCTTTGGCGGCTTTTTCGTAATTTTGGTGCTTGCAGTATGCCTCATAGCATTCCCATTCGCGATTTGTTGCGTAATCGCGATAGCCTTCATCCATAAAACTGAGCATCCCAGCTACCCCTTTTTTGCGGCGCAATCCCCTAAGATAGTAACCGTCCGAATATTTCCGTAAGTCTCATGGGCGCGTTTTAACTGCCCAGCTAACGCATCCATGCACTCAATTTCAGTCTTAAACCCGCCCTTTTTCCAAATGGGGGAAGACCTATCGTTAGGGGCCGCCGGATTAGTTACCGCCCAAACAACGACTATACACCCTATCCAATTCATGCTCCCTCCGGAGTCACAAAAGTGTAAATGGCGTGTCCGTTTATCACGCCCTCCCACATTTCAAGTGTGGTGCCGTCCTGCGCTACGACAAGTCGGATATACCTCGTTAGCTCAACGATAGGGGGGCGGTCGCCAAAGTATCGGCAAAGACCTAGATCAGATTGTATGTGTAGCGCAATTTTCGCGGCTTCCAGACTTTCCTCTACCGCTTTAGCTAAGTCGTGAATAGCGCCTTCTGTTTTGCAGATTAGTTTACCCTGAGCGCTTTCAGCATTAGCTGCCCAACAGAAAAAAAACGAGAAAACAAAAACGATAATGGCAATCACGTACTTCATTTTTGTTTGGATTTCCATTCAGCCCAAACTATCCTAAGCCGGATAGCAACGGCCACCAAAGTAAGGACGCCCACAGCCAATTTTAAGCCGCCATCAAACATGTCCAGCCACGTAACACTAACGGCTGGAATTAAAACGGCCATATCGGCTGCGAGCTTTTCCTTCATTTCTTCTTAGCCATCTTTATGGGTTTGCCAGTTTTTTTGCTGGATTTTTTTGCAGCAGCCATTCCTTTAGGCCCATAACCGTAACTTTTGTTTCCGACTTTTGGCATTAATTTTCTCCTTCATTTCGGGTGGGTGCCATTGTGCATTTTGTACATTCTATCAGAAGCCTCGCGAAGATACGTTAATTCTTTCTTAACTTCTGCAATTTCACGAGACTGCTTGTCGAGGTTAGCTGGTGATAGTATGTTGCCTAGCACGTTGACCTGATGCTTGAAGACAGCCGACCCGCTTTCGATTGTGTCAAGTCTGTCATTCATCGTGTGCATTTCTTCTTGAATAGCTTTGAGGTCTTCAATTACCCGCGCAAGCTGCGATTTCACAACAGCAAAAGCCCCGGCTAGTGTTGCGACGAGGCTAATAAATTGAACGAGTTCTCTGGTTCCTAATTCCATAGTGTTATTTTTCCGATTTACTACCAGAACACTTCCACCTCTTACGGCTAAGACGCAACGGGCTATTAGGGTTCTTTGCTGCCTTGGGGTGCTTTTTCATTTGACCAGCCGATCTTGCGCAGTATGCGTCGCCTTTTGCAGTTCCCGGCTTTACTCGTGGGCCACCCCCTTTGGCTTTGCCAGCTTGACCGTAGCTGACTTTTTTGCCAGAGGCTGTAACTTTGACTTTGGCTTTACCTTTTGCGGGTTTTGTTGCCATCGTTATTTCTTCTTTGGTTTTGAGTGGAACAAGTTTTTTGACGCCGCAGTATGCTTTGCTCCGGTCATGAGCTTGCCACCTGCCTTGTGGGTTGGACCTTTGTACAGTTTTCCGCTGGCTAAGTAATGAGGTTGATTTTTTGCCATTTCACTTCCTTTTCTTTGCTGGCTTGGCTGCAGCTTTAAATGCTTTTGCCGTTGGTGCGCCTTTTGCTCCCGGCTTACGCATACTCTCTGGTTTTTTACCCGCTGCCTTTTGTGCTTTAATGCGTTTACGTTTAGCGTGAATGTTATCGTACAAACCAGCCATTATAGTTTCCCTTTGTCGTTATTAAAAAATCTAGTGTGCAGTCTTCCTAATTCCATTTTATCTTGCTCTTGCTTGAGTATAACCGTCATCGCCTTGGAATGGGTTTTCTGCAAACGCTACGTAAATGTATGTGCCGCCGCTGGCGTTTCTGGCAGCACCTGTATTTCTCATTTTAAAGCCGTTAGACAATAAGTCATCTTGAGCAAGTGATATTTCGGCGCCGTTGGTGTCCGCATAAAGAATATTGTTATTTGGGTTATACCCCAATCTTTCTTTATCATAGATATGCCAACCGCCTGTACTGTCGAACCTTTTTATCATCAAAAATGCTGGCTTAAATCCTAAATAGATAAACGGCCCATCAGAACTGCCGTTCCCTGTATAACTGCCGAACTTTGAGAAGCCTTCGACCCCCGCCCACAAATAGGCAATCCAGTCATCTGTTCCCGCATTTACTCCGCCCCCATCTAAGTAAAATTGGCTGGAAGAGGATGTACCAAATATAGAGGACTGGACGGAAGCTGCCGCAGTGGTGTCTAAGTGTAAAACCTTTTCAGCAGCCACAAGGTCTTTGTGATAGACATACCACGTTTGTGCACTGTCACGGTTTTTGAATATTCCAAAATCAACTGGCACTCCGAAGCCATGCCCAAAGTTAGCCCCGCTCCCGCTGTTGCCTGTTCCAGAAACAATAGAAAACAATGCATCTGTGTTTGTAGAACGACTGACAGTTATATTCCCAGATGTGTCAGACGACGCAGCCCCGCCAGCTTTCCAGCACCATGCGACGTGACCTTCGCCACTTGCGTTAATTGCTCCACCACTACCTACTGTAAACCCGTCGCTATCAAAACTATCTGGACCAGCGGTAGCTTCGGGATTTGTATTGTCAGATGACAATCGTTCCGTTGCCCCTGCAATGACGTTAACAAGAATGTGACTTGAGGTGCTATCTCTTTTCTTAATCCACACAAAATCAGGTTGAAAACCTACCCCTGTAATAGACTTCGATGTTCCATTACCAGTATAAAGCACCGTATTGAAATAATCTGAACCGTCAGCAATCGTTGGCGCTGGAAAGTTTTGGGTGGCGATTGCTTTGAAGCCTGTTGGTGGTGTATAGTTAAAGGCTTTCTGTCCAAAGTTTACAGTGGCGTTTGCGCCTAACCGACCTCCGATATAGAAGAACAATCCAGCAGCAAGATTTGCAGCATCAAACGTACCTACTTCACCTGTACCAGCAACAGGATCACCGCTGTTAAGCCAAGTGTTATTGATGCCATACCAGACTTTGCCATTTGTTGTGTTAACAGCAAGTTGTTGATATTGCCCTGTGCTAGGTGCGCTTAAAGATACCAAACCATTACCATCAACATAGTGATTTGCAGAATCGTTAATTGCAAAGCCATCAGTATTGTTTAAGCCGCTAGGGCGTGAGTTTGTGTCTGTATACCAGTTACCCGTCGCTAAATTTCCATCAAGCAATCCAATACCAGCATCACCTGCGTAGGTGTTCCATAGTACTTCGATGTAGATCAAGTCATTATCGGGCAGTGGCATAGTTGATAGGACGGCTTGTACATCACCACCACTAAATGCAGCTCGAAGATTTCCCTCAGAAAGTGTTACACCTGACCTTTTATAAATAGGATTAAGCGTAGCAAAGTTCCCAATCTCATCATCCGCACTATCAGTCGGCGTGTCGCTGAGTTGGTCGGTTGCGGTGAAGTTGTTCGGCGTGTAGTCGTTACCGTTGCCGCTAGTGTCATTACCGAAGTCTGCCGTATCCGCATAATCGAGCTGGAAGCCGTTGGTGCCGAAGCTGTTGGCTGTCGTGGTCGTTTCAAAGTATTCAATTTGCGCTACATAGTGAGTACGGTTTGCTCCGGTATTCGGCATTTCAACGGTATGATAGCGAAAAGTCGTATCAAGACTCACGGCTTGGTTTACGATACCTTCAATCACAATGCCGTTGCTGTCTGTAAACTCGCCCGTAAATAGAAGCGTACCCTGCCCTTCATCAGTTGGCGCAGTTGCATGGCCCCGTAACTCAAAAGTTTCTGTCGGATTTGCACCATTGAAGATGCCTTGATCGCTTGATCCATACAACTTGAAGGCTTGAATAGACCGTTCATTGCCTACGCCCCAATCAACACCAATGGAAAACTTTGAAGAACTTGAATTAGAAGCGCAGCTAGCAGCAACCTTAGAGGTTGTTCCGTCATTGACTGCGGAAGTTGGCGATAGACTACTAAACGGCGAAATAATAGTCTCACCCGTAATGTCCACTTGTAGGTCGTAGCTAGTGACATCCGCACCCGTAAACTCAATAGGATTCCAATACCCATTGTCGTCTAATTCACCGAAGCTGGTCGCATCAAGTGCAGCGCCGTCAACGAGAATTGGGAGAGCCATGAGGCCGCTATGGTAATACGGCCCGTCTGGAGTTGAAGTGCTGCCTCCGACCCAATGTTCATTTGTGGTATTGATATCAGTGTCATAATTTTGTGAAGGCCAAGAACTACCGGCCACAGACGTAAGAGATTGCTCAACTCCATTTAAATAGATTTTGACTCTATCAGAGTCTGTCGCTTGTGTTGTATCAACGGCAACAACGATGTGATACCAAGCGGCAGGGTCGCGGACGACGGCGTCTGTCGCAGGGATGCTAGTCCAAGCACCACCATCCCTAAGCGCAAGACCAACCTTGTCCGTGCTTATGAATGTGATGTGAGTGTAATTTCCGCTGCTTTCCGTTGTGCCGAAAAAGACAGAGATACCCTCATTCCCACGCTTCACCCACGCACTAAACGTCCAAGTTTTACGGTTGCCAGCCGTCCCCGGTGTGCGGTTTAGATATTTGCTAGTGCCGTTGAACAGGAGGGAGTTTTCGAGAAGAAACTGCGCTGTTGCGGCAGACACGCCCATCATAATTGAGTCGCTGCCGATAATATGGCAATGCTGACCTAGCCTCGGTAAGTCAAGCCAAGGGAAGTCCCATTCTTTCCCGCTGAAATCGTAGTGTTGCATTAGCCATTCCCGACCGAATAAACCGCGTCAATGGTGGAGGCGTTTTCGACCTTATAATCAACCCTATCTCTGGAAGAGGGTGTAGTTGAGGCAGTTGGAGCCGTCCCACCGGGGAACTTCCACATAGAGCCAAAAGAAACGGTGCGCGAACCTGTCCCATCTTGCTTGAGGAAGATTGACCCGCCTTGACCTACTGCCGCCGTAATGGCGGATGGATTCGCGATTGTTAGATTCCCGGTCAAAGCTGAAACCCGGAAGTTATTCGACAAATTCATGTCGAGAGTAACCGTCGAAGCGTAAGCAACATCAAGAATATTGCCTCGCTGTGCTTTCTGGAATTTATTTACAACGGTCCGCTGGACAATGGCAGAACCTACCGCCTGAGCGCCCGCGCTCGTCACCACATAAGGGGCAACCGTAGAGGTATTGACCTTGAAGACGTTAAGCCAGAGCGAATCCGCTCCGTTCCGGACTTTCATTACGGCAGCCGAAGAATCCGCATACCACATATACGCGGTCGTAGTTGAGGGTGTCACCGTCGAGGCATTATTTGACTGAATAGCCGAAAGGGCATTGTTTAAATCAGCCCGGAACGAGGCCCCGGATTGGTTTGCAAGGTTGTAATCGTGTTGGGCCATGGTTGTACCTCCAAATGGACAATACCCTATTTGTCCGGGAAAGAGAAGTTTAAGCTACACTTTCGGCGGTTGCTCTCAATTTATAGACATCGATATTGTAAACCGGATCATTGCTCGTAAGTACCGCTTTTAGTTGGACCCCCCAAGCGTTTACATCTCCAGCCTCGACAAGCTCCCAATTGCCCCACGTTGGGCTGCCAGTGGGATCATCGTCAGTCTGGCGCATATACACCCGACAATCGGCGGATGCCGATCCTGTGCCGTCAAAATCGCCCCAATCATCGATGTTTGATGTCCGATCATCGATGGTATCAAGCGCGTCATAGACCAGAACAGAAACAGTGGTCGTAATACGCCTATTTTGAACCGATCCAAAGTCAAATATGTTGCCGAAAACATATTCACCAGATGCGACTATACCGCCCGCTAAATCCCAATTTGAAACAGCGTCAATATCCGGGATGTCATCAATCAAAGCGGAACCGCCCAGCCGAATTGCCGTCCCAGAATAGACAACAACATTCGTCGTTGACCCAAGAAAGACTGCATCTTCTTGAATTGTTGATACGGTAGTAAATGTTACAGCATTAGCCTGTTTTGTCGTAACGGAAGAAATATCCGATTCATTCCCGGTGCTATCGACAAACTGACACAAATAAGTCCCTGCCTTGAGGGGTAAAACCGCAACCGTCTCGCTTCCGGGGAGCGCCTCACCGATTGTCACAGAACGAACCCAAGTCGCTCCGGATTGGAGATTCGAGTGCCGGAAATAAATGTAACCGCCAATCCGAACATCCAAGTCTGTAGAGCGGTCCCATCGCAGGATCGCAAGTCCGCCAGCCGTTTGAATCGTTAAATTTTGCGGCGCGGTTGGCGGGGCAGACAAGCCAACAATTTCCTCATTGTACTTTGCTGCATATTCGGACCGTACATTGATCCCAGAAACAGACCTTACCCGGAAATCATAAGTCCCCGGCGCGAAATCATCGATGGTTCGATTTGTTTGATCTTTATCAACGCGGGGGAGGATTGTCCAATCAGACGCCGACGAAAGCTTGTATTCTGGCTCATATTCCCGAACAAAAGTGCCACTGGCAGCGTCCCAATCCATAGTTACCCGCGCCTTAACGCCAGCGCCATTCCGAGTAACGTAAAGCTCCTCTGAAATCGTCAGATTTGTTGGCGGATTAACAGTAAACGGGTCAGGGAGATTGGTATTAGGGGCCGGATCAACCTCAGTCTCAAGCCCGCTGTTCCAATCAAATACATCAGACACCGTTTCACGCAATGTCAATTGGACGCCAAGGGCGGGGTTTTCCTCGCCGACCGGATCAAGCTGCCACTCAGAAACCTCAAAAACCTTTGCGCTCCAGCCAAGGCGCTCATTAGTAAGCTGGACGGTATCGCCCGCCGTAAGTTGCATTGCCTTCAGATTGAACGTCGTTTTGACGGTAATCTGCTGTCGATGTCTCTCAAGAGCAATTTTAGCCAACCGCTGCGCTGTATGCGGGCGATTGGTAAACGGGAGATCAAGCTCGGTATATTTTCGCTCCCCGTTGTCTTCTGTCTCATACGTCGAATTTGTGATCGGCGGGTAGTCTGTCGGCTGATCAAGATTCAATGTAGTTACATAAATCCCCTTTACCGCATTGAACCGCTCTCGACGGGACACCTTAGTTTGAATGTCTATTGGTGAAATGATGTCGCCCTCATCAAGAGTGATAGAAGGAGATTCGTAAGCCGCTGCGCGGATACGCCACTTGCCAGACGCGAAGGTCGCCCGACCGCCCATGGCACTCAGCATATCTTCGATAATGTCAGAGCCAGTACGATCTGATTCGATCATCCCATTCAAGGTATAGCGGGGTTCTCCGGTTTTCTTGACCTTTAGACTTGATCCGGCAGAACCAATGCTAACCTTTGTCCCAGCTATCGCATTGGAGAATGATGTGGCAATCGCCCCGCGAACCGTCCCAAGGCGTTGCTCCGGGATGTAATAATAATCAGTCCCGCCAGACACGCCAGAGGGCAAGCTGCCTCCGTTTGTCGAGACCCTAACCCTATCTCCAGTAAAGAATCGTGTAGTTGACCCCTCAAGAACAAAATGACTCGTTGAGACCGCTGTAGAGGCGACATTCATCGCTACCGTATTTGTGCTTACAATCTCATCGGATGTATTGGCGGCTGAATTTGTAAAGGTATCGTCAATTTCAAGCGTAGTCGCGCCGAAGCCAGTAGATTTTACGGGCGTAACCAAATAATCCCGGAGCGCAAGCGCGGGGTTAATCGACCAAGCTTCCGTTGATGAGTTGCGCGGATCAACAACTTTTTTGCCCTTAATCCAAGCGGAGACGTTGGGAATTTTTGGAAACAAATCCTGATCCGCCTCAAGGCGAATATAGATTTTCGTGTGACCGTCCTGCCTGTGGGCGGCTGTCCATTCCGTTGTTGCTGAAGCAAGTGCGGGAAACGGTTGGCTGCCGACTGTCCCGACATCAGTTTGAATGCGGGCTTTGTTCGCGTATTTGCCCCGAGTAACATTCGCATTTCCATCAACATCGTACAGCATAGAGATGGCTACATCATCAAAGTAAACCGTATCAATTGCTTCGCATGGATGGCCCGCAATGGTCACGACCATGTGAAGAATATCATTGTTATTCGTGGTCGTGATGAATGTAATTGCCCCCGAAAGACGGACCTCGCCATATACCGTGCGCCAAGCCGTAATCGGCTGCCTGAGTTGCTGGGTCTGATTCGTTCCTTGAATGTCGAAACCGGAAAGGTTCGGGAGCTTAGGTTTGGGTGCGAGTGCGGATGACAGAAAGCCCAAAGCAACCTGAACAACAAAGGAAAGTATTGCTGTCTGTGCAACGGTAAGACCAAACAAGGTTACGCCAGCGGCAGCGCCAAGCCCTGCGCTAAGTGCGGCCCCTGCGACTACGGCGGCGGCGGGTGGCATATCAAATCCTCCAAGCCTTGATGGCGTAAGTTACCGGAACACGGATAACCCCATGCTCAGGATGAATGCCAACAATTACTCGCCCGGAAAGGTCAATTATTCCAAGCGCCTCACCAGCATCTGTTGGAAATAATACTGCATCGCCGCGCTTTGCGAAAGTGGGCTTGATCTCATCAACCCCAAGCGTGTCGGCAATTTGAATGGCTATGTCCGCCAAGTCGCCGCCAGAAATCTTTTTAATTAAGGCGTAAGCCCCGCGCTTTGATTTGTATTTGTCTCTCAACCCTGCCATAGGGTCTACGTCAGTCATCTCCTTAATTGCATCACAAGTCATTGTGCAGCAATTATGAGATACCCAATCGAATGGCTTGTTTGCTATCTCACGGAGATATCCATCAAGGCGCTTTGTCCAATCATGTCGGCGCTTCATTACCCGCCCCAATTTATCTCTCGTTGCTGTAAAGCCGCTACGCCAGAAAAGCCCTCATCAGAGGGGTAATCGATCTTTTGGTCGTTATCTGTCCACCTTCTTTCGTAAGACTTTTCGAGCGCAACTAAAACGCTTTCAGCTTTTACGCTTATTGTTGATGTTTCCCCGCTCTCAGAAATAGACAAAATATCCATTCGGCCACGGAAAAGCTCGACTGAACCTGCAAGGTCGCCATTTGTATCCATGAATCCAAGCCACAATATACAAATACGCCCCTGATAATCCTCACCAAGAGCAATCGACACTACGGCTGAGTTTAAACCAGACAACGAAAAATCAAGGCCAGTAGCTCGAATCCTTTCTGTCTCCATAACTGGAGACACCTTTCCTAAATCGCCCGCTCCAGCAAAACCCTCCGAGCCTTCACCTGTGTCGAAAACAAGCGTCCGATAGCCCGTCCACAAGTTAAGCCGCCCTGAATCGAACTGAAATTGAGCCAAAAAGACCGGATACAATTCCGTTCCGGTCACATAGGCGGTTACTGTCGATGAAAGAAAGCGCGTCATAACACTTCCGTTGCGTCAAAACTAAAGCCATAAACAATGGTTCGCTCATTCCAACCTATTTGATTGCTGCCGAGACGGAATAGGCCCTTGGCATCTAATACTGTAATTGCGTTACCATCGCCCGGACTGACGCGCAAATCAGGCCAAATCTCCAGCGTGAAATTACCGCTTCCATCTGTATTCGCATCCTCAAGAACCATGTAAAGTCGCGAAGACGATCCGCTACCAAGCTGAATGTAATCTCCAGAAAGAAGCCATCCGGTTTCATTTGTTGGCGCACCATCTCCAACCAGAGAGTTGCCCGTCTGGCTTGCCCCGTTAACCACCGGAGTCCCCGGTGAGGATGATGCTGTGCCTCTCGGTGCAGAAGCTGCCGGATCGCCAAGCAGAAATGTTTTTTCGCGCCCTCTCATACTCGTAAGCCATGCTGCTACGGCTCTGGCGTCAGCTTGATCAGTGGCAGCCACGCGAATCATTGCCGTCCACCACTGACCCGGAAAGGCGTGAATTTGCTCCTCCCCCGTAAAGATTGACTTTGCAACACCGACTGTCGAGTTGGCCGAGAAGTCACATTGCTCCAGAATCATCTCAGATGGAAGAGACCGGGGATACGTTATAGCCATCAGGTTACTCCCCCGCCGAAGAATCTAGGATCGCGCCGCCGTTCATCCCGGACCCGCTGGACCGAGGCATT